GACGACCGACCACCCCCTCCGGCTCGCCGTGTGTCTGGCGGGCGAGCGCGACTTCGTCCGGACGGCGAAGCGGTCGGGCGCCTACGAGGCGTATCAGTTCTTCGACGAGGACTACCGGGCCATCTTCCGGATGATCTGTGACACCGTCCGCGAGGACCTGCACGCGCTCGCCCCGGATGGGCCGATCCATGTCTGAGACCGCCCTCTCGGCCCGCGACACCCTGACGCTCGTCACGAGTGACGGCGCGGCGATCCAGGCGGGCGAGGACGGGAAGCGCCAGCAAGTCGCCAAGTTTCTCCAGGTGGCGCGCGAGCGGTTCCAGTTGGTGCAGGCCGCCGAAGGGACGATGCGGGCCAAGCAGCAGGAAGACCTCCAGTTCGTGGCGAGCGAGCAGTGGGCCGAGGATGTCAAGCGCGAGCGCATCATCGATCAACGCCCCTGCCTGACCATCAACCGCCTCCCGCAGTTCATTCGCCAAGTGGTCAACGCGACCCGGTCCAACCGGCCCGGCATCGAAGTCAATCCGATCGACAGCGGCGCCGACCCCAAGACGGCGGAAATTCTCATGGGGATCATCCGGCACATCGAGACGCAGTCCGATGCCCAGGTCGCCTACACGACCGCCGCCGAAGCCCAGGCCCGCATCGGACGCGGGTACCTGCTGGTCGATACCGAATACTCGGCGGAAGATTCCTTCGCGCAGGAAATCCGCATCAAGCGGGTCCGCAACCCGTTCTCGATCTACCTGGACCCGACGATTCAGGAACCGGACGGGTCGGATGCCCGCTTCGGCTTCATCATCGAGGACATCCCGAAGCACGAGTACCAACAGCGGTTCAAGGACGACGGCGACATGGCGAGCCTCGCCGAGTTCGTCGCGGGCGGGGAACGCGCGCAGGACTGGATGCCCGAAGGCAAGGTCCGGACGGCGGCCTACTGGCTGGCCGATGTCGTGGACCGGGAACTCCTGCTGGTCGAATGGCCGGACGGCCAACGCCAATCGGTGTTCGAGGACATCTACCGGAAGTGGCCCGCCGCCGACCAACTGGCGACCCGGGAACTCAAACGCCGCACGGTCCCGACCAAGCAGATCAAGTGCGCGCTCATCAATGCCGTCGCGATCCTCGAAGGCAACGACGATCGGACCGATGGCCGCGCGTGGCCCGGCAACCGCATCCCCATCATCCCGGTGATTGGCGAGGAACTGGACCTGAACGGGGAACTCGACTACCGGGGCATGGTCCGGGACGCCAAGGATCCGCAGCGGCTGTATAATTTCCAGAATACCGCGCTCGCGGAAACCCTCGCCCTGGCCCCGAAGGCCCCGTATGTGGGCTACGCCGGTCAGTTCGAGGGGTTCGAGGCCCAGTGGCGGCAAGCCAACCGCCGCTCGTTCCCGTACCTCCAAGTCAAGCCCGTCATGGTCAACGGCCAGTTGGCCCCGCTGCCCCAGCGCAACGTGGCCGAACCGGCGATCATGGCGATTACCCACGCCATCAGCCAAGCCGACAGCGACCTGAAGGCGACGATGGGCCTGTTCGAGCCATCGCTCGGCCAGCGCCAGGGGGAACAATCGGGCAAAGCCATCACCGCCTTGCAACAGCAGGGCGAGATGGCGAACAGCAACTTCCTCGACAATTTGTCGCGGGCCATTCGGGCGGTCGGCCGCATCATCGTGGACCTCATCCCCCACATCTATGATGAGCCGCGCGTCCTGCGGATCCTCGGCCTGGACGACAAGCCGAAGACCGTGATGGTTCACGCCGGGGCGCCGCCCCAGGACCTGGAGGGCCAAGTGCTCCCCGACGATGTGAAACACGTCTACGACCTGTCGGTCGGCCGGTACGACGTGGCGATCAGCACCGGCCCGTCGATGGCGAGCAAGCGCCAGGAAGCCCTGGAGGCGCTGACCCAAATCTGCACGAGCAACGACACCGCCTTCCAACTGCTCGGCGACCTGATGGTCGAGAACATGGATTGGCCCGGGGCGGCGACCGCCTCGGCCCGCCTGAAGAAGGCGCTGCCGCCGAACTTGCAGGACGAGGGCGACGACCCGCCCATCCCGCCGAAGGCCCAGGCCGAGATGGCGCAGATGAAACAGATGGGCCAGATGCAGGAACAGGCCCTTCAGGCCGCCACCCAGGCGCTCAAGGACATGCAACTGAAGGTCGATCAGCGGCACGCCGACGCGCAGGCCAAGATCGTCATCGCCCGCGAAGAGATCCAGTCGAAAGAACGGATCGAGGCGATGCGCCTGAACGTCGAGGTCCAGATCGCGCAGATCAAGCTCCAGACCGAGCAGGCCGCGCACCGGTTCGAGACCGACCACGCGCGGCTGACCCAGCACCTCGATCACGGCCACGAGGCCGCGCTCGCGCAGCACGACGCGCAGCAGGCCCGCGAGGCCGCGATCCGGGACGCGGCCCTTGCGCCCGCCCCCAATTCAGGGCAGACTCCCTAATCATTGATGCAGACCACCATGGCGGCTGAGATTCCTCCGGTCCAGAACCAGAACGAGGTCGTGCTCAGTTCCGTGAGCGAGACCGAAGCCGAACTGCGCGCCACGCTCGGCCTGCCGCCGGTGGACGCGCCGACCCCGCCCGATCCGGTGACCCCGGCGACCCCGGCGCCGGTCGCCGAGGAACCCAAAGAGAAGGCCCCGGTCGAACTCCGCATCAATCAATTGACGCGCGAGCGGTACGAAGAGAAGGCCCGCGCCGACCAACTCGAAGCCGAACTCGCCCGGATTCGCGCGATCCCCACGCCCATCGACGCGGCGCCGGGACCGGCCCCGACCCCGGTCGAGGCGGTCCCGGCGGTCGAGGTCCCCCCCAAGCCGACCGAAGACGACTACCCGAGCTTTGCCGACTACATGGAGGCGCTGACCGACTGGAAGCTCGCGCAGAATACCGCCGCGACCGAACAGCGCGTGATCGCCCGGCTCCAGCAGGAACGGCAGCAGGCGGCGCAACAGCAGTGGGACGCCCAGCAACGCGCCGTCCAGGTCCAGGCCGAACAGGACTACCTGGGACGGCTCGCCCAGGCGCGCGAGGCGTACCCGGACTACAACGAGGTCCTGGCCTCGGCGACCCATCTGCCGGTCACCGCCGAAGTGCAACTGGTCATTCAGAACTCGCCGGTCGGGGTCGATCTTGGGTACCACTTGATGAAGCACCCAGCGGAACTCGACCGGATCACCCGGTTGCCACCCGCCGCGCAGTTTATCGAGATGGGGAAACTTGAGGCGTTGCACGAGCGCGGGTTGCTGACTCCGTCTGCCCCCCCGGCGACGAGTCGGCCCGGTGCGGACGTGCGACCCCCGGCCGGTGTTCCGGCCCCGCGCCCCGTGGCCTCGCGTGCCCCGGCGCCGCCCCCGCGCGTGAATCCGAGCGCGGTGACGCCGTCGAAAGACCCGGAACAAATGACCTACGCCGAGTATGCCGCCTGGAGGGCGGCAGGCGGGGGCCGGTAAGCGACATCGGGCAGATCGGCCTCCGGGCCGAACGGGGACCTCGCCGCGCGCCCCAGCCCCCAGAACGCGCGACGTACGTTGGACGACCCGGCGGATCGCCTCGTCCCCGATCCCGTGAGTGTCTCACGGTCAGACGCCTGCACGACGGGTTCATCACGTCCCGCCCCTACGTGATGCTCCGGCCGCTCCCTGCCGTCGCCTCGGCCAGCGACACCACCGGTTTTGCTGGGATGCGCCCCTGCGCGCGTCGGAGTCAGTCCAATGCCCAATGTGTTCCTTACGATCAGTATGATCACACGCGAAGCCTTGCGGGTCCTTGAAAACTCGCTCACCTTCACCAAGCAGATCACCCGGCAGTACAGCAGCGAATTTGGCATCTCGGGGGCCAAAATCGGCACGGTACTGAATGTCCGCAAACCGCCTCGCTACCAGGGCCGCCTCGGGCAGACGCTCATCCTGGAAGACATGGTGGAAACGAGCGTGCCCGTCACGCTCGATACGCAGTTCGGCGTGGACATCTCGCCGTCCTCGCAGGATATGGCGCTCTCGATCGATGACTTCTCCAAGCGATTCCTGACCCCCGCGATTGCGACCATCGCCAACAAACTCGACTACGACGGCTTGCAGTTGACCAAGCAGATTTACGCCTCGGTCGGCACCCCCGGGGTGACCCCCGCCGATCTGCTCACCTACCTCAAGGCCGGGGTCAAGCTCAAGGACGCCAGCGTCCCGCTCGACGGGCAGTTGACCGTGGTCATCACCCCCCTCATGGAAGCCACGCTCGTCGATGCCTTGAAGGGCTTGTTCCAGCAGTCCAACCTGATTGCCGAGCAGTACGCGAAGGGCATGATGGGGCGGGCCGCCGGGTTCAAGTTCTACATGGATCAGAACTGCGCGAGCCTGACGGCCGGTCCCGGCGGGCTGGCGGGCGCCAACCTGCTCGTCGATGGCCCGAACCAGACCGGCGGCACCCTGCTCGTCAAGGGCTTCACGGCGGCGGTCGGCCCCCGGCTGAACAAGGGCGACACGTTCACGATTGCCGGGGTCTTTGGCACCAACGTGCAGAACCATCAGAGCACGGGCGCCCTCCAGCAGTTCACGGCACTGGCGAACGTCGCGAGCGACGTGGCGGGCAAGGCGGCGATCCCGATCTCGCCCGCGATCGTCGCGACCGGCGCGGGCCAGACCGTGACGGCGCTCGCCGCCGATAGCGCGATCATCACGGGCGGGAGCGGGGTCGCGGGCACGGTGTCCCCGACCGGCGTGGCCTTCCACCCGGATGCGTTCACCCTGGCGTGCGCCGATCTGCCCCTGCCGGAATCCGGCGTCGTGCAGGCCGCCCGCATGTCGGACAAGCAGCTCGGCCTCTCGATCCGGATGATTCGGGCGTACGACATCAACACGGATCGCTTCCCGTGCCGCCTGGACATCCTGTACGGGTGGGCCGTCCTGCGTCCCGAACTGGCCTGCCGCATCGCAGGCTAACGTCCTCGGGGACCTCTGGTCGCTCGATGCGGCCGGAGGTCCGTCGCGGACAAGGAGGGACCCATGCGACGACTCAGTAGCGGCCTACTGCTCGCCCTGCTCCTCGTGAGCCGGGTGGGCGCGCAGGTCACGGGACCCGTCTCGATTACGGCGGTGGATGCGGGCAATGCGTGTTCGGTGGCGGCGGCGTGTGCCAACTTCCAGGTGGGCAGCGTGCCCTCGCTCACCCTTCAGGTGAGCGGGACGTTCGTGGGGACGCTGACCTTCGAGGCGACTTCGGACGGCACCAACTGGCTCGCGATCGGGCTGGTCAATCCCGCGACGGGCGCGTCCGCGACGACGACCACCGCACCGGGCCAGTTCGCGCTCCCGAATTGGGGGATCGTGCGCGTCCGCGTGCGCGCGACGGCGTTCACGAGCGGCTCGGCGTCCGTGACCATGACACGCGGCGTGGGGACGCATCTCTCAGCGGCGAGCGGGGGAGGCGGCGGGGCCTCCCTCCCGACCGCTGCGCTCGGTCAGGTCTTGATTTCGCAGGGGGCGGGGACGGCACCGGTGTTCAGTAATAGTCCGAGCCTGATCGGATCGCCCGCGTCGGTCGTCCTGATCGAGTCTTCCGCTGCGGTGGATGCGCGGCGATGGCGCATTGGGACGTTGACCGGCGGGTATTTGGTGATTGATGAAGAATCAGACGCAGGCGTCTCGACGCGGAGACCCTTCTATCTCGTTCGCGGGGGCGGGGCCAACTTCTTGGGCAATGTGAACGCGAATCAGGTCGTCACGGCCCAAATCCAAATGGGGGAGCGTCCGTTCGCCGGGATTGTGCCGGGGGTCATTGGCGATCTCGTGAATGTCAACAACAGCACGACGGCGGTGCCTGGGGCCATCGTGACGACCGGCGGCACGAACGGCGTCCTCGCACGCTGGAACGGCACCAACTGGGTCGTGGTCGGCGGCGTGGCGGGTGCCCCCACCGAAGTCGTCACATCAGCGGTCTCGTCCGCGACCCCGGCTCCTGTCGGTGCGGGTGCTCGCAACCTCTATCTGCTCACGGCCCTCGCCGCGACCGCGACCTTCGCCGCGCCCACCGGCACCCCCGTCGATGGCAGCTATCTGACCATCCGGGTCAAGGACAACGGCACGCCGCAAACGCTCGCCTGGAACGCCATCTATCGCGCCGGGAGCGTGGCCCTGCCGATCACGACGACCACCAGCAAGACCATGTACATCGGGTTCCGGTACAACGCGGCGGATACCAAGTGGGATCTGACCGCGCTCGCGACTGGATTCTAGGAGTTCCCATGTTCCACGCCACCGTCCTCACCCGCGAAGAGAGCGTCTACGGCCTCGGCTTCCTCTTTGAGGTCGAGTTTGCCAACGATGACCGGTCCACCCTGCATCAGTACCTGCGGAGCGGGCGCTTCCGCGTGGATGACGGCGTCTCGAAGATGATTTCGACCGTGGTCGAAGATGTCCGCTTCCAGTGCCCCAATGACGACGTGCTCTACCGGAGCGTGGGGGATCATGTGCGGCAGTTCAACGTGGTCGAGGCCGGGTCGATGGTGCCGATCGGCACGACGCTGGACCTGTCCCGCGTCGATCCGCCGCCGCCGCCCCCACCGCCCACGCCTGAGCAGTTGCACGCGCAAGCGGTCGCGGGCGCGGTCGCGCAAGGCACGTCGCTCGCCTCGCAGATCAACGTCCTTCAGAAGGCGGGCGCGGACATCGATCTGGCCGAACTCTCCGTCCTCAAGCGGCGGCTGGACATCATGCTGGAACTCCTGGTCCGACAGGCCCTCGCCGTGACCCAGGTGGTCGAGGAGCCGTAGTGGCCTTCGCGCACTTCACGTCCTACACGGTCAAGCCGGGACAGGTCTCGGGCGGGCCGCACGGCAGCTTCCCGCTGTTGATCGGCGACCAGGACGCCCGGTACAAGATTGTCGGCAGCGGCGGGCACGTCCAGTCGGCGGCGGGCTTCGACCTGCGGCCCTACAACGGACTGGCCGGGACGGCGCTGCCCTTCGAGTTGGAGTCGGGCAGCTACAACAGCGCCACCGGCGCCATCGTTGTGTGGGCCTCGGTCGCCTCGCTCGCGGACGGGTCGGCGGTCTATCTCTACTACGGAGACGCGACGATCACGACCGACGGCAGCACGACGACCCCCTGGGACAACGCCGGGTATGCCGGGGCCTACCACGGGATCGTGTCTGGCGGGGCCGTCCTGAACGCGACCGCGCAGGGCAGTTGGTATCTGGTCAATGCCGGGAGCAGCCCGAATGTCCCCGGCAAAATCGGCGTCGGGATCGATACGACCGACCCCGGCTACTCCGACACCTTTGGCAAGTTCTTCCGGACCACCGATCCGGGCTTCTACGATTTCACCAGTAACAACTTCACGATCGCCTTCTGGTGGAAGCCGTCCTCGCTGAACAATGCGTCCGGAGCCGAGATGCCGGTCTTCAAGGGCGGGTATCAATCCGAAGGGTATTACGTCGTCGTCAACAACGATGGATCGATGTCCTTCACCACGAACCAGCCCGGCATCCAGCAAGCCTCGGGCACCGCCGCTGGCGTGGCGGTCGTCGGCAGTTGGGTGCGGCTCGCCTTCCTCCGGAATGGCAGTTCGATTCGGATCCTCGCGAATGGCGTGGACGTGACCGCCGTGGCGGGCACCCACGTCAACCCGCAGGCCAGCAACTTCTTCTTCGACTTCGGGATCTACAACAACGGCGGGGCGACCACCTATTCGGCCCCCGGGATCTACGACGAGATGTACTTGGCGTACACCAACCAAACGCCGGGCTGGATGACAACGGAGTACCGCAATCAGAACGCCCCGCTCACGTTTCTGACGCGAAGCGGCGAAGACGGCGGGGGCAGCAGCGTGCCCGACAACAACGGCTTTCTCAATTTCTAGGGGGTCAGGATGAGTGGGTATCCGGCGTGGGTGTATCGCAAGACCGAAGACGGCACGATCGACGGCGTCATCGTGCCGACCAAAGAGGCGCATGACGCCCTGCCGCCCGGCTGGTACGGCACGCCGGATGAGGCGCTCGCCAGCACGCCGTCTCTGACGCCCCCGGACCCCACGGTGGCGCCGGATGGCCCGCCCAACGATATGTCGGAAGGCGTCCCCGAGGCCGAGACCGAGACCGGCGAGGACCCGCCGAAGCGCACGGCGAAGGGGCAATTCAGGAAGCGCGGGGAATAAATGACCGCGCTCGATCTCATCACCCGCGCGCTCCGGATGCTGGGGGCCATCGGTCCCGGGGAGAGCCTCGACCCGCAGGAGGCCACTGATGGCCTCGTCGCGCTCAACATGATGGTGGATCGCTGGGCCGCCGAACGGCTGATGATCCCGGTCATCGAGCGGGCCACGCTGACGATGACCGTGGGCAAACAGATGTACACCATCGGGCCGGGCGGCGACTGGGATCGACCGCGTCCGGAGTCCCTCTCGGGCGCGAGCGTGACCTCGTTCAACAACGCCGTCCAGCCGCTCGAACTGCCGCTGGTCGTCCTCACGCAGCAGGACTGGCAGACGACGGTCCCGGTCAAGAACGTCGAGAGTGCGCTGCCGCAGTCGGTCTATTACGAGCGGTTCTGGCCGCTCGGACGACTCCACTACTGGCCCATCCCGAACGTCGCGAACCTGGAAGCGGTCCTCTACGTGCCGACCGCCATCACGGCGTTCGCGAACCTCTCCACGCACTACACCTTCCCGCCCGGATTTGAGGAAGCGATCCTCTACAGCCTCGCCGTGCGGCTCTCGATGGAATACCCGGCGAGCAACCGGCTCCAGGACATCGTCGCCATGGCGAAAGACGCCATCATGATCGTCAAGATTCAGAACATTCCCGATGACCTGCTGCATTGCGACCGCGCGATCATCTCGCGCACGGGCGTCTATGACTGGCGTAGCGATCAATAGTTCGGACGCGCGATGAGATACCAAGCCTTCGTGGGCGGATCGAATCCGTCCCAAAGCAGCACCGCCGATTCGCAGCGGACGATAAATTTCTACATCGAACGCACCGAGGCCCAAGGCGCGAAGGCCCAGGCCGTGCTCTATCCCACCCCGGGCTATTCGCTCTTTTCCAGCATCACGGACGGCCCAGTGCGGGGGCTGTTCTCCGAGGACGGGCGCACGTTTGGCGTGGTGGGCTTCAAGCTCTACGAGTTCGACCAGAACGGGGTCGCGACCGACCGGGGGGACGTGCTCCGCGATGACAACCCCGCCACGTTCGCGAGCAACGGCGATGCGGGCCACCAACTCTTCATCACGTCCGGGAACACGGGCTACATCTTCGACCTGCTGTCCAACACGCTGACGACGGTGCTCGCGGGCGCGACGATTGGCGGGTACTGCGACGGGTATTTCGTGGCGCTCGACACGGCGACCTCGACGCTCAAAGCCTCCTCGCTCGTCAACGGCATCTCCTGGCCCGGTCTCCAGGTCGCCCAACGCCAGACGGCGTCCGACCGGTGGATCGGGATGGCGGTCATTCATCGCGAGGTCTGGCTCTTCGGCAGTCAGTCCTCCGAAGTGTGGGTCAACATCGGCCAGGGCCAGATGCCGTTTGCCCCCATCAGCAGTGCCTTGATGCAGCAGGGCACCGCCGCCCCGTTCTCGGTCGCCCAACTCGACCAGTCGCTGTTCTGGCTCGGCGAGAACCAGCAGGGCACCCGGACGGTATTCCGCTCGAACGGCTACCACCCGGAGCGGGTCAGCACGCACGCGCTCGAATGGACGATGGCCCAATACGGCGTCGTTCACGACGCCATCGCCTTCACCATCCAGTGGCAAGGTCACACGTTCTACGTGTTGTCGTTCCGGAACGAAGGGGCGACCTGGGTGTTCGATGCCGCCACGGGGCTGTGGACGGAATGGCTCTTCTGGAACGAGGACGACGGCGTCTACGAGGCGCACCGGGCGATCTGTCACTGCCACGGCTTCAACCGGTACCTGATTGGCGACCGGGACAACGGCAACCTGTACGCGCTCGGCCCGCTCGCGTTCACTGACAACGGCGCGACGATTCGCCGGGTCCGTCGTGCCCCGCACATCGCGAACGAACTGAACTACATCCGGTACGACGAGTTGCGGCTCGACCTGGAAGTCGGCGTCGGGCTGGTGGATCCCATCCAGGGCCACACCCCGCAGATCATGATGCGCTACAGCAACGACGGCGGGAAGACGTGGCAGGCCGAACGGCTGGGCGGCACCGGCAAACTCGGCAAATACAAACAACCCGTCCGGTGGGCGCGGCTCGGTACGTCGCGGGATCGCGTGTTCGAGATTTCCACGACGGACCCGATCCCCTGGCGCATTGTCGATGCGTACCTGACGATCGGTGGGCAAGGCTGATGCCGATCCGGTCGCCCTATGCGGGTCGCCGTCGTCGGATCAATCCCGCGACCGGCACCTACGACGTGAACGGCGATGCGCCGTTCTTTGTCCCGGCGCGGGAAGCCATCACCACCAGCAAGGACGATCAGCGGATTCCGACCGTCTGGCAAGCGTTCTTCGAGGAACTGGCCGATGCCAGCTTCACTGGCGGCGGCGGCGGGACCGCTGGCCCGCCCGGTCCCCAAGGCGACGATGGCCCCCCGGGTCCGCAGGGACCTCCGGGATCTACCGGGCCGCAAGGACAACAAGGCAACATCGGCCCGGCGGGTCCCCAAGGCGACCAAGGCATTCCCGGTCCCGAAGGGCCAGTCGGTCCCGGAGGCGCGGCCTCCGTCTTCCCGTACCGCTACTCGTCGGCGATCAATGAACCGCCCACGGCGGGACAAGTCCGCTTCGATGCGCTGTTCCCCTACAGCGCCGTCACCAAGCTCTGGTTTCACAACCTCACCCGAGATGCGGAAGACA